GCTGGCCGCTTTTGCTGTACTTGTTGCACTGCTGGCTGTTTCCTGTACGAAAGTAATGTTCTTACTCATCTGGGAGTATGCCTGGTTCAGGCTCTGTCCGGAATCATCAAACCAGATGCGGCTACTCTTGATTACCTGTGCACTGTTATTGATTTCCTTGAACAGGCTGTTAATGTCTAATTTGGATGCTGCAATATTGGCATTGTCTGAAACCATGCTGTCTACAATTACTTCATCTGCAATCGCACCTTTCTGGACGCCGGATGCGTCAATCAGGGTTCCTTTTCCCGTTTCGTCAAACAATGCAAAAGTAAAGCTTCCAGATGCATCCCTGCCCGCCTGCAGTCTTACTATTCCATTTGCGTCTCTCCACTGTTGGGTGGCTCCCTGTATCTTTATCCCGCCGTCATCTGAAACAATCGTGAATTTATCTGTGGAAATGGTTCCGGCTAAAAGATCTGAAATGGTAACTGTCTGCATGACTGCATTCCGAATCAGTGCTGAATCAATCACTGCATTCCGGGAAGTCAGATGGATATTCTGTAAATCCCCTACCCCTGCGCTTCCGGAAAGAAGCGTCTTGATATTGGCATAATTACCATCCAGAATGTCTATCTTTGCATTGGCCGCTTTAAACTGAGTAGCCGTCAGGTCCCTGAAGTTTCCTATATCCGCGTTTAATTTCTCGATATTTACATTTGTTGCGTTCAGATTAGTGATTGTAGCATATGTGATCTTGGCTGTATCTACATCCAGCTTATTGATCATTGCATGGTCTATCATTACCAGCTGGGCATAGTAGCGGTCCATTTCTTTTGTCTGCGGTCCTTTATAATCTGTATTGGTCTCTTCTTCAGATAAGCCAACCGCCTCGATCGTATGAGTCAGACCGCCGTCATATTCCCACTCCATTTTCATGACCGGAACTTTATAGGAATCTCCGTTCAGGTCCTCTACTGTTATGATATCCCAGGGATCCAGACGCGGATCTCCCAGAAGTTTCAGATTACCCGGCATATAAGAAAACCTGCTAAGGGCAGAAAAGATATTGTTCAATGCCTCTTCTGTCATAAATGGATTGGAAAAGCTTACTGTTCTTTCTCCGCTTCCAGCTGATATGGAACTGCTGTTTCCCTCTTTGTCCTTTCCTGTATAGCAGGTCAGTTTCTCTATGCTAAACAGATATTCATTGTGTTCGAAATTGTCCCAGTAACGCCCTGTTCCAGCTTTGTAATCGCTGTCTATATAAGTATGTATCTCTATCTGTCCCTGCCGGTTACAGATGGCAAATCCGCCATACATCTGTGCCACATAGGAAAGAACCTCACGGCAGGAGTATCCCTTAGGATTTGCCATTGCTATTGCATCCAGACCATCTGTTGCTACTGATATATGTGTGATTTCTGTAATACGTTTCAGTATTGATACTGTATCCGTATTATCCGGAAGGCTGGAGGAAAAAGGCATTTCCAGCTTCATCATACGGTCATAAGCCGTAAATTCAATCTGGTCTTCTGTCTTTTTTGGCTTTCCTGCCGTAAAATATCCAATCGGAATGTATTCTGTCAGCCCATCCACGTCCATACCAATCTGTAGAAGGAATTCATGGTTTTCAATTGCGCCGGCGCAATCCGGGATTGTTACGGTTACATACTGCGATATGACAGATCCCAGGGAAAAATCATCTTCTCCTTCAGAACCGCCCGTAAACTTGATGCTTTTTGCATCTGTAATACTGATATCGTCATATGTGATCAGACTCTTGAATGTTCGGGAATCCTGCTGTATCAGGTTTCCAAAGGCTTCTGTTGACTGATACATACAGGCACCTCCTTTACTCTGTCATGAATTCCAGAGCTGTCAGCTCTTCTATAGTCAGTGCATCATATCTGGGATCATCACATTTTTCCAGGATATCAAC